TCGGGACAATCGTTTTTTAAAAACAAAAACCCTTGTTGCATGTAAGGTTGAAGTGCGGGGATGAAGGATGCAAAAATTATAGAAATGAAGGTCAGGGTCCAGGCCTCGTCTTTCCACGAATTATCTGATGCTGACATTGCTTTATCCTCCCAAGAACCGTCCTTCTCAATTTTGGTTTTAGTTGCCTCTAATTTAGTTAACTCAACTTGTGATTTTAACTGTGCTTTTTTTTGTTTTCCTTCGATCCAAGTTTTAGCAAGATTTGCAACTGGACCTAGTATTGCTGTAAACATTATATCTCCTTTTGATAAATAATTTTATTTTCGCCTTTTTCAGCTTCTCTAAAATTATAAGTCTTTAAAAGCATATCTACAATCCCCATCCGAAGTTGAGGATAATCATCAATAATAAAAATAGCCTCTGTCTCTGCTCTAGGTATAAAAAAATTGAGTTCATTAAGTAAAGCTTCTGTAGTATGCGGTCCATCAAAATGCACAACTTTATACAAACCAAAGAGCATCAAATTTCCATTTACAGAAAATTGATGACCCTCACCCATAGTTTTAAAATAATAATCATCTGTCATATGGTAAAAATCAAATTCAATATACTTTTCATACAAAAATGAAACAGTTCTTTGTTTCATTTCTTCAGTGTAACCAGCAACCACACTACCTTCATTATCATAATGTTCGTAACTTAAATTATTATAGGGATCTATAGCTATATGTTTATAAAGGTTTGGTTTATGCTCACGCACAGCATCCATAATTATTTTTGAACCCAACCCCTCCCTTAGCCCAATCTCGCAAGTCAGTGTAGCACGATCAATTTTTAATTTTCTAATATGTTTTGTAATCAGATGGTATTCCGATGAATCGCCTTTTATCACTTAACGCCTATAAATTTTTTACCTTTGACCTGAATATCTTTTATACCTTTAATATCACTTTTTACACCATTTTCTCTATGAGGGCAACCAATTAAATTACCATCTTTCATTCCCTGTGGTTGAGGTCCACTCTCAGGAGGTGGTCCAAATGGCTTACCCATCATTTTTTTTACCTGCCTCTTCTAAGCCAACTTTAAAAGCATTTAACTCAAGCTTTTCATCAGCCACTCTTATTCTTTCTTGTGATGCGACTTCAGCATCTTCTCTTTTCATTCTATCAAGATCAATGCGATCGTCAAACTCACCTGTTTTTCTTTGTTCTTGTTGTTGGAACTCAGCAGCTTTTCTCTGCATGTCCATAGCTTTTATATCAAGTTCTCTGTTTTTAAGCATAACAACAGGGTCTGGTTTTTCTGTGCCCTGCTCAGCCATAACTAATTGTTGTGTAAGTTCAGCAATTGTTCTAGCTATGATGGATTCCGACTCAGCAAGATATGCTTGTGGATCTGTTTGCTCTAATTCAACTAAATCAGGTCTTTCTGTTTTGATATATACAAGAGTTTGTGCTCTTGCTTTGAACGAAATATGTTCCGATATGTGTGCTTGTAATATTGAATATACTAAGGGGTTAGCTTGCACCATTCTTGACTGTATAAAAGCAGCATGAGCTGCAATATGAGCATCATGATTTTGAAAGTAAAACGCTTTAAGTGGTTTTGCTTGTAAAGCTAGTGAATTTTCTGCACCAGGGTCCATAGGTTCTGGTTTTTTCTCTGGTAAAAGTAAATCATCTATCTTTTTTGCACCTAAAGACTCATAAACACGTCTATATGCTTCTCTAATGTTGTGTAATTGTGGTGCAGCATTTGCAATTTGTAATTGTTGTGACGCTAACGTTACTCTTTGACTCATTGAGAAAGAATTTGGATCTGCAACTGGTATAACATCAACGTCTGGTGAAAAATCTAGTGCTTTTACCATTCTATCAGCACCATAAACAGCGTATGGGTAGTCAGGTGGTAAATATTCGGCAAAAACATTGGATAAAAGTCTAAATTCTTGTCGCATTGAGTAATAACAACGCTTGTGAATAGCACTCATGACCCTTGAACCACGTTCCATGAGAGCCAAAGTTGTTCCAACTGCACGATTTTGTGCATCTTCACCGATTTGCATATCTGCAATAGAGGCAAAACGCTGTCCAGCTTGAACAACAAAGCCTAAAAGTTGCATTAAAACGCTACTAGGCTCTTTAAATGGCAAAATTTGGAACTGATCTTTAATATTTCCACCAGGTGCATCAACGTCTCTAAACTCTCCTGGTTGAAATGGTTGTTCATCGTCTCTAATTCTTAGTCCTCTAGACTTAAAACCTGCTGGTAAGTTCGCTAAAGTTCCTGCATCTAACAATTGTCTTAATGCAGCAGTTGCAGTTCTACTTAAACCACCAATCATGTGTATTAAACCAAAACCATAAAACCCTAAACCGGGCAAAAACTTGTAATGCACAAAATATTCACGCCTAGTAAACAACTCATCGTCAGGTAAATAGTTTCGATATATACTTAAGACCTCTTGTGATCCCTCATCGATAGTAACAATGTAAGGTACTTTTATTTTCTTCTCAGAGTTTTCTACCTCGTATTCTTCTAAATCAATATCAACGTGCATTTCAAGAATGTTATACTGATACTCTTTATCTTTCGTTGGTGATAGCCCTTCTAGTTCATCATATTTATCCTGAACTTCATCATCATCAGCGGCTGTAGGATAAATTTTTACATCTCTATAGAATCCTGTGCTGATCTTTTTAAGTAAATCATTTTCACTCATCTTTATACAATGTGTAATTCTTTCACAGTCTTTCAGGTCAGATGCATAATAAGGCACAACTAAATCTTCTGCTGGAACAAATTTACTAACAGCGCGCTGCATTAAATCGTCGTAATAAACTTTTTTAAATGATGATCCTGCAAGAGGTAGATAAAATAACATTTGATCAAATTCTGGTGTATACTCTTCCATAACCTCTGTGACCATATAATTCATAAAGTCTTTGACCCTTTGAGCTTGTTCTACTTTATCTGGTGTAGCATCTCCTACAACCATAGTTTTTACAGGTCCATCACTTGGTAATAATTCTTTGTAAGCTTGTGCTTGAAACTGTGTAACGGATTCTGCAAGTAATGGGTGTGTTACACTTGAAGCTCCTCTAAAAGGTTGACCCTCGCCCTCATATTTAAAACCTAACAAATCAAGTCCAGATGTGTATGATTTTTCCCAATCTCCTCTAGACTCTTTGTCTTTTCTGTAATCAGAAATCAACTGTTGAGCCATAGATGTTAACACTCTATCGTCAAGGTTTTCGGCTAAGTTTGCATTAAAATCTTGTTGAGCTTCTTCTTGTTCTTCTACAACTTCATCAGTAGGTTCTTCAACTTCAACATCAACAGGTTGAACCTGTTCTTCTAGATTATCTTCATCATCCATTATGTAATCCTTGTTTTTTTGTTTTTACCTATTTTTGTTTTTACCATAATGAATTCACCTTTAGTAGCTTTTTTCATTGCTTCAGGTATCACTTGATATGGAGCAAGCTTGACAACATCTCCTGCTATGTCGCTTACAGGTAAAGGAAACATGCGTCTTCTGTTACCTTTTTTAAACGCTCTATTTTTAGAAGCTATTTCACCAATCATGTCGCTTGGTTTTAATTTAGGTTGTTCAGGTTCATCAAAAAAGGCACCTTCAAAATCAGTACCTAAAATGATGTCATCTAAACTAAATCTTTCTTCTAATTTTTTTCTTTTTTTTGCCATTCGTTATACTACCATTTAAACAGGTCTACGACTAGTCCACCTTCTCTCTTATATATTTTAAAAGGTTTTGTTTTCATTTCTGGTGTTATCACAAGAGTAGGTATTTCATAATAATTTTTTGGATCACTACCTTCTATCTTTTCTATTTTTAAACCCTGACCCTGCAAGTTCTGAGTATAAAAATCAACTTCAGCTTTTGATTTAAAGGCTGCAAGATGTTCATCAAACTGTCTTGGTTTTGATGAACCCCGGTCAGTTCTATCGCTTAAGGTTCTTATTACTTTGAAAGGTTTACTAGGATCGCTTTTTGCAACCATTCTTTTATCAACACGACCATTATATTGTTTAGCAATATTTTTCATTGCTTTTACAAGTTCACCATCTGGTAAAGGAGGTACTTTTTTACCTTCTAAGATTGCTTCTTTTTGTGCAACACTTCTACCCGATTGCATTCCGTAAAAATTTTCCATACCTTTTTTACCAGCATTTGGATGTTTAAAATTATGTTGAACATCCATAGTGTTTACCGATATAAAATCTAAATCATCTCTTATCGCTTTTTTAATTAATACCTTTACAGCATGTTCAGCATAATCAGAACTGTCCTGCAAAGGTTGAAAATTAGTTCGAGCTTGATCAAAATAACTATCTGCATTCCCTTTTTTTCTTGTCGATCTGTATAAGGTGGCAGCAGAATTATTTATTTCTCGTAATTCTTGTCTTTCTTTTGGTGTCATATTTACACCCTTATTAGAAAGTTCCCTAGCCCGTGGTAAGATTTCTTTTATTCTTTCTTCTACAAGTTTTTCTTGAAAATTAATATTAAAAGGGTTTGGTGGCTTTTGATTATTTTTTCTTACCTGTTGTGCTATATCGGCTTGTATCTCATCAATAGTAATTCCTTTCATATCAGGATTGTAGAAGTCAGAACGTACACCATAACGAACAAAATATAGTTGATCTTTTGCCTGCGCATCTTGACCATAGTGTTTTGTAGTTACTGGTCTTTTTCCTTTATAACTTCCTGCTCTTGGTTTAAGGTTAACAATTAATTCTTGATAGGTCTCAGGCCCTGTTAATCTGTATTCATCATGATGTCCGTATGAAGTATTACCACTTCTAATAACACTTCCTTTTAATTTTTCATAATCTCTAGCTATGTCACCCATCATAGCTCTTAAATCTTCTTTTGCTTTGTTAGGCACTGTCTGTTGAAATGTTTCGACAGCAGCTTTTGTTTTTGGAATATTATCTCTAGCAAAATTATTTTTAAACATATCAAAAATACCTGTTTGAAATTCTATGTCTTTTAACTGTCGTATTATATTGGCATTTACATTAAGGGCTTTTTCTCCCTCCAAGCCCATCGCATCATTCCTTGTAAATTGCATTTTAATTTTTGCGAGATTGCGTGCGGCCATATCCACAAGAGGATCATATTGCGTTGTTAAAACTGCGTCCAAGTTTTTTTTAGTTTTAGCCCTTTGTTCTGTTTCTAAAACATTACCAGCTTCTTTACTCAGCATGTTTCTAATTTTTTTATACCCAACTTGTACTTCATGAGCTAAGCTTTCTTCTGCCTTATCTAAAAAAGCTTCTACCTTTTTAACTGTCTTAATAGGTAAACCATACTCAGTAACTTGTAAACGTGCACCTGGTGTGTCATATGCCATATCCAGTAACATCTTTTTACCTACCTTAACATTAGAATCTTCTGCTGATTTAAGAATGCCACCAATTAATTTACCGCTGTCATCAAATTCAGCGATGTTTGCATCACTAAGTTCTTGTCTTGTAACTCCCGCTTTTATGTTTTCAAAGCCAGGTGTTTTAAATCTTAGGTTAGCCATTCTTTGTGGATTCTTAAATTCACTTAACCACTGTTGTCCTGTAAGTGGTTTTTTCGATGGGTGTAAGGCTACAAAGTCATAAAGTGTTGAACCAAAATTATAATCAGGTAAACGTATAGCGTCACGTTGGTCTGTGTAATTATGTTGTGGATCATCAATCTTACCACCAAAACTTAAAGGTTTTTTCAATACAGCTTTTCTAATGTCTTCTAACTCTTGTTGCTCTTTTATTGCTGCCTCATTTGCTTTGTACAAATCAGGATAATCTTTTGACACCTCTTGTGATATGTTTTCAGCTTTTTGAGCCTCTGTTTTTGATGCAAATCTATCTACACTGGTTTTAAATTTTTTATCGTCGTCTCTAAAAAACTCACCGATGCCTTTTACTATTTTTCTTCTTGCTTTAGGTAATGCTAGAGCAGCTGCCCCGATTCCACCAAGTACACCAAATATACCTGGACCACCCGATTCTTGATTCTCTTCATCCATAATATCTATATTCCTTAGGAGGTCTATCCTCGTTATCTACATAATCTGAGTATAACTCAACAAAGTTGCCTTGGCGATACCTTAGTAACGCTTGAGTTGTTGAATCGACATAATCGTCATTTGCACCATTAGGAAATGCAGCACACTCCTCTATTACTTCTTCTGCAAAATGTTCACCATACGGATACCATACAGCACCACTTTCAAAAATAGGAGAGGTCGCATTAACACGTGTATGTTTGTCATTACCCTTACTTGGCACAAAAGGTATAACCGGTATACCCATTCTTCTGAACTCTTGAGTTAAAGGTTCACCACTAGCTTTCTGTTCAATAATAATACTTTCGGGTTCCCAATACTTATGTGCATCTAAAGCGACTGCTTTTAATTCCGGAAAATCATACTTACCTCGTAAAGCATCAAGTAAAATTATATTGGGTCCCCCACCTTCTTCTGGAAAAAATACACCCCAAGTTGTTATGGCTGAATAGTCAGCTGTCTCTTTCTTACTGAACGCTGTATCATAACTTTGTATGACATGCATCAAATTTGGTATGGGTCCTTTCCAAGGTCGCCACCATTCACGTTTTAAAATTGCACCTTCCTCACTGGTTGGATTCTGCATATACTGAGCAGACCAGTTTCGTATCGGTAATGATGCTTTGATCTTTTCTAATTCTTCTAAGTCCCAATATTCAGGCCATACCGGGTTCCCTGAGTCGAGAACCGCAGGAAATGAAATCTGTCGCCACGAATCTGCTTTCGGCTCAGTTTGAGCCTTCAATAAACGTCCTGTTAAATCATCCTCTGCCCATCTTGTCATAACAAGTAAAATTGAACCTCCAGGTTGTAAACGTTGTCGTGGACCAGAAGCATACCACTCATAAGCACGATCCATTGCCATGTCAGATAAAGAATCTTGTTCCGTGTGTGGATCATCAATAATCAATAAGTCCGCACCACGGCCCGTGATACTCGCCCCGACGCCAGCTGCGTAATATTCACCACCTTGATTAGTCTCCCATCTACCTTTGGCTTTCGAATCTTCTCGCAATCTAACGTCACCAAAGATTTGTTTATATTCGGATGAACCTACAATGTTTCGAACCTTAGAACCAAATCGTACTGCAAGTTCTGTGTTATGTGATACTTGCATAATTTTCATTTTAGGAAACTTCCCTATCATCCATGCTGGAAAATATATTGAAGCAAATTCTGATTTAGTATGTCTAGGAGGCATATTTATTATGAGCCTCCCTTTTTTATCTGAAGCTACTTTAGTAAACTCATTTGCTATGATTTGATGATGACCCCAGTTATCCCTTAGTTTGGTTTTACGATATATAAAATCAGGCCACATCTCTTTTACAAAATATAAAAAATTGTCTTGGCACAGTTTTATGTTTTTTATCAAGAGCCTTTCTACTTCGAGCCTCAATTTGTCTGTGGTCAAATTATTAATTGACATACAAAACACTATAATCTAGGTCGTAAGAAAATGCAAATATGTGTATGTATTGATCTTGCCGTAGGCTGTCGTTGTCGCAAGAACCTATATCTTGTACGTGGGAATACAAAAACATACTAGATATTGTGTTTGAAACAGATTCAGAGCCTCTTTTCTGCGCACGCGCGCGCCTGGGAAAACAGGGTAATTAGATGGTAATGATGAGTAGTTAGTTATAGTTTTATGCAGGAATTAGGAAAAAAAACGACTCACGGATTAGCGTGAGTCGTCATTAGGGTTAGCGTAAGATTGATATTCTAACTTGATTTAATGCAGATTGTACATCATTCATTAAGGCTTGTGATTGTTCATTGTTATAATTAGCACAATGTTCAACAATTATATCCTCTAATACTTTTGCAACAAGAGCATTATTCAATCGTAATTGTGAATGAGGTTCTCTAACATTATTTTCAGTAGGTTGTTCAATCTCACCACCATTATCTATGGTGGTGAGATTTGTTTCTATTATTGTATCTAAAATATTAGGCATTAGATTTAACAATTTCAAATTTATATTCTACTGATTTAGTAGGAACTAAACAATCCGCCCAAATTTCTGGATACTTCTCTTTAAGTTTTTTTGTATCAACCCTTCCAGATATTAATATAGGTTGTTTGTTTTTATTCAATAGTCTTGTTCCGTCGCCTTTTACTGCATAAGAACTTTCACGAACTATTTTTGAAATTGTTGTCCCATTAAAATCACCATAACTATTAGATGAAATTTTTATTTTAGGAACCTTGGTAAGTTTAACAACAGATGTATTTAATTCATCAAAAATTTCTTGTACCAAGTTTTTACTAGTCGCTAGAACTTTTTGTTTATCTAATACTTCTTGTTTTAGTAAACCATATTTTAAAATATGCTCCTCTTTAAACTTTGTTAAATAAGAGTTTTTAATATTAAGTTTTAATTGTGTCATTATTACCTCTCTTTGTTTAATTGTTAACACATATATATTAGACCATACTTTTATAGTATCACCAAACACTTTTTTATTTTTTTAATTTTATTTTTTACTGGTAAAAATTTCGCCAGGCGGCGCGCACCGCTGCTGGTTGATGAAAACCAGCAAACGGCAAACGGGACGGCAAACGGGATACGGGAAATATATTTATCTGATGAGCAAAAAGAAAATGAGAACTGCTAGGAATACACCTAGCAGTTCAAGGAAGGAACTCATCATTGTTGTAACTCGGCTCTAGTTATCCCTTCTTTTGTCGTATAAAAAGAACATCTATCGCCTTCTTTTAAATTAGAAATGTATTGGGGTTGATTACGCAAATAACCACTTCCATTTTTTTGATCTCCAAACTCAATTTGAATCCACATTCGTTCGGTGTTAATGTTTTTGTGTTCATGGTCAACCTCAAAAACACAATAAACAAAACCTTCGAGTTTTTTCTCCATTTCTTTAATTTTAAAATATTGTTCCAACCCACGGTCAGAAGAAATTAACGCTATATTTTCTTTTGGTTCTTTTAACATACTTCAAACCCTCCACTTGCTCTAGAAAATTTTATAAACTCTATAACATTTTCTTTATTAAAAGGATAGCTACTATCCCAATTTTTTTGTGAACTGATTTCTTTCCAATGTTCATTGTAAGGATAAGGGTAATCTTTTGGAGCAAGATTTTCGTTAGGTCGTAATTCTTTGACCTTTTTTGCTAAAGCTTTTAATTTTGCTTCAATCTTTTTATTATGTGCTTCAGCTTTTTCTGAATTTGCTTTTATAGATTTTTCAAGATCATCAACATAACCATTGTCAATTAAACTTTGCAATCTGTTTGCGATAGCAATAGATGTACCTTTGCCAAACTGTCGCCCACTATTATTGTGCAAATCCCTCGCTTGTTCGTGAGTGATTAAATCGCTACATTTGTCAATGATAAGTTCAGCAAGAGGTCGCCACCACCACACATTATTTCTAAAATAAGAACCCGGATTATCATCTTCCCATTTTTGCCTTTTTTGAAAATAATTGTCTTGGTCTTCTTTTGTAGCATTTTCCCAATCAATCGTTGGTTTTTTGCTTTTTAATTTTGGGGCTAGCCCATATATATCAAAACCCATTTTTGTCTCCTATATTAAGGTTAATATACAAATTGTTAACTCCTTTATTATAGTACCGATAAAATCATAGTCAAGAAATTTTTTTTATTTATTTCCGTCCAGAAACTTTCCCCGCTGCGCAGGGCCCTGGCGACAGATTGAATGAAATAAAAAAGAAAGAGCAGCCTCCACAAACGGGAAACGGGAACACGTCATAAAAACGAAAACACCACACAGGCAATGACCACGGCTAAAAAAGCACTTAGCCGTGGAAAAAATATTGCCATTATTATTATAGTAAGTGTGAACGCCATCATGGTTCTTTAGTCATCTCTCATTTCCTCAATCATGGCATCGATTTCTGCTGCACAGAAACCACACACCCAACCCTCAACATCACCATCATCTCGAGGGTATCTATTAACAAACCTACCACTACCAAAGTGGCAAGGTTCACCACACTCTACACATATTTGTGAATCAAATAAGTCTTTAGTCATAACTATTTCCTTTCAATTCACATGCGATCTGCTGGTCCTCCTCATAATCACGAACAAGGGACCTTTCGATCTCTGCCCAATTGACGGCATCCAAGAACGCATACGCATAGTCACGACCGAATCGCTGGACAGGCAAATGCTTCAGAGTCCTAAACTCCTCATCCAGTAACTCAGTACAATACGCTTTTAATGCATCACGATCAAATTCTGGCGCTAAGTGTTCGACACTAGCAAAGTTATCGATCATTTCTAGCTTCACGCGCCATGTTTCGTAGTTGGTCCAACCATTATAAGTATTATTAGTCATATTATCTTTCCGTTGTTAAAGTTAATATCCAAATTGTTAACAGCTTATATATATAACAGCGTTCAAACGCTGTCAACATTTTTTTACAGAGTGAAGAAAACTGAGAAGTTTGAGAACTTTACAGGAAACTGCTTTCACGCTGGGCGCGCCGTGCAGCTCCTGATGGAATGATAAAACCCCAGAAAACTAGAGCTTTCAACGGGAAACGGGAAGCCAGTTCACGCTGCAGCGCGCTGGGCCAGCTCCATCAGGACCAAACGTAGAACTTTAGAGGGGTTAGCGTACGGGAAACGGGAAACGGGAAACGGGAGTCCCGGCTCTCGGATCTCGAGAATTTTGAACTCGGTCTTCAAGAGGGAGTAATGCAAGATGAAAGCTTTACCACCCGATTTGTTTCTTTTTAAAAACCAATTGATTTGATACTTAGATATTCCATAATTCTTAGCATCATTTGATTTAAGTTCTAACCAAAATTCATTACCGTCTATACAGGCGTTAACATCAGGTATTCCGTTAATTGTAGACGATTCGATTCTAACAAAATGCCAAGTCTTTTGTTTTTTTTGAATCAAGTTAATATGACGCCAAATTTCACTTTCTTTCATTAACTTGTTTTGGTGTCACATCTATAATGTTATCTGCATCTTTAATCTTATTTTCTAACTCTTTCAGTCTTTCTTCTAACTTATCTCTGCTCATACCCTCCAATGTTGTATGAGCAATTTCTTTCTTATCAACAAATTGACCGGCTAATTGACCGGCTCTAAACTCAGCATTTATCGCACCCGTATATTGTCCCTTCATCTCTGCGCCATTTCTTAATCTCTCAAATATTTTATAACGACGTAATTTATCCTTCTCATACTTTTCTTGTTCTTCTTGTAGTTTTATCTCAAGATATCTGCAAACATGTGGATTAAGTTTTGGGTTTGTTAGTCGACTAGCTATGACAGCGATCGATTCATTTGATTGATCTGTGCTATATCCTGCTTTTCTTAACGCATCACTTTTTGAAATATTGCCCCAATCAGCAACCAAACAATCAACAAAAGCTTTTTGTTTGTCCGTTAAATCTTTTACAGTTCTTAAACTTTTTGGTTTTTGTGGCATGATTTATTATAATGTATTTTCCTAGAAAGTAAATTTTCAAAAAGAAATTGCAGGGTTTTGTCCATAAGAGTTTTGTTA